CCATCAAAACCAAAGTCATCACCAGATTCGACAAGTGCATTATCAGCAGGAGTAATTTTCTTAATATCTGCACCATTGACATGCGATGCTGCTATTGTATTATCCTCTCCACGTCTAACTGTTAATTTATTACCAGTAACAGATTTAATGTAAATTTCTTCATCACCAATATTGATATAAGAATCAGCAATAAGTCCACTTGCATCAGCGACTTCAATGTAAATTGATTTGGCAGTAATATCTCCCGCAAGAGTAGTTTCAATATCTCCTGTATAATTTTTGATTGCTCTTGGTGTAGCAGAGTAAGACATTTCTCTTGATGCACTTGAGGAATCTTTGCCAGTAAGATAACTGACAGTTGCCTTTTTGATGATATCTTTGGAAACCTTGGTGGAAGGTCCAAACATATAAGTTTTTGCAGTAAATCTCAAAGTATAAAGAAGAACTCTTCTTGAACTAAAGTCTCCTTCGTATTCATCGGACATTGTAATATTTTCTAATACTACAGGAATATCTCTTTTTTCTTGTAATGCTTCTACTAATTCTACAGATAAATTATATGCTGGTTGAAAATATGGTAAAATTTGCTCTACAATCTGAAGTGCATCATCATTTAATTTTGCCATGATGCTCAACTCAAATGCCATATTATATGGAACTGGCATGTAAGATTTCTTTGTCTCAGATCCATCATTAGGATCCTTTACCTTAAAGGTTTGAGTTGTCGTTACTTTTCTAGCTGGATCATATGTTAATCCAGTAAACTCAAACGACATCCTTGGCAACGTAATGGCAAAGGGTTTGTTTAAATCTGGAGATTGCTCTAATCTTGCAAGAAATTTTTGAGTAGGACCGTATGAAAGAGGAACTTTGATAACACTAAACACATCATCATCAGAATCAGACTTCTTAATTGAAATATTGTTAAAAAGTGTACCAAAAGATATGATGGTTCTTCTCAATATTTCGTTGTAAAAATATTCAAACATAGTTTAATCCTACAAATCTTGACACTATTGTGTGTTTTTATTTAGGGAGTGCCGAAAGGATTCTGCTCAGAGAAGTCTAAAATAGAATCTGCTTCAGTTTCTATATTAATATTATCAGCAAATCCATCATCGACAGGTTGAATATCTACCACTCTGAGTGCATAAGAAGCACCAGAAGTAGATCCAACTATGTTCTCTGCAGGTGTAAATTCCCCATCAACAGTGCCAAGTTCAAGAACGTTTGTAGTAGAGTTCCAGGTTCTAACTCTACCAGTTGTTCGAGTGACAGAACCTGTAACGATTTCGTTAAAGGCAAATGTTCCTGATCCAGTTCCTTCTGGAGCAGCAATAGTGATGGTAGGAGCAACTGTATATGCCAAACCAGCATTAGTGATGTGAATAGCAGAAATGGTGCCAGCAGCACTGACAATCGCCGTTGCAGCAGCAGATACACTAGATACCCCTGTGAATGTAATCGCTGGATTTTCTGTATATCCGCCACCACCAGAAGTAACCGTGATGATACCAACAACACCATCACCGATAGTTGTGGTCGCAGCAGCACCAACACCATTAGTTCCACCACCGTTAAACGTAACAGAAGGAGATATAGTGTATCCTGCACCAGAATTTACAACGTTAACTGCCTGAACAGATTGATCTTTAGGATTAACATTCAAATTGCATACGTTAATACCACCAATCATGGTAGCAATACCTACAGCAGTTGTTCCCCCTACTGGAGCAGAAGATACGCCAACTGTAGGAATGCTACTATAACCACCACCTCTATTGGTAACAGTGAAGAATCTTACACCACCATTAAATATTGCTGCTGTTGCTGTAGCACTGGAAGCAGCACCTACAAGAGTAAGTGTTTGAGTTGGTCCTTGAATAGTATTAATACCATTATTAATACCATCATCAGTTAGACCATCATAATTTTCACCAATTAAATTATTATCAACATCCTCAATACCAGTCGCAATAACTTCCTCCTGAAGCCTAAAGAGTTCACAATACAACTCATAAACATAGAGGTTTTGCAACTGATAATATGGTTTAGCATATTCTACATCTTTAATTTCATAAATTCTATCATCAAGAGGAAACCAAATAAGGTCTCCTCCTTTGGGTCTAGTTGAAAGTTTTACGTTTGATTGATCTTGAATTAAAGGAGTTATATAGTTTTCAAATCGTTCTCTTGAAATAATCAATCTCACCTCATCTTGAGATTGAATACCAAACTTAGATAGTATATTACCCGCACCAGAATATTGGTCGTAGTTATCGATATATGCCTCTAAAGGAAGCGCAATATCAAATTTAGATTGAACTACTTCTCTAATGACGGTATTTTCTGTTAAATATTTTCTGGGTAGATAAAATATATCCACTCCATATGTTCTCAACTGTTCATTGATTAAATCTTGAACAAGATTTTGCTCACCAGTAGTACCTTGTGTAAAATATGGATTAAGCATAATCTTATCCTATCATATCTAAAGGTGGCAATTCATAAGTATTGGACATCTGCTCCTTTATCTTATCTAACTCTCTTTCTGCATCATCATAAATCTGTCTGCCATTCAGTTCAATTCCACCTGGAAGTTTTACTCCTTGGAACTTAATTAAGTTTTGACCCCACTGTCTTTTTATTAAAGCAGTAAGATATCTTTTTAAAAATGAATCATTATAAACTCTTGCAAAATCATTTGGATCTAAAAGTCTCCAACAATCAAGTATAATATATTCGTCTTTTTGTACATTACCCCAATCAATATCCAAATATAATCTATCTTGTCTCTGATTAAATCGTATTTGTTTTTCCGTATTTAACAGAAAATCAATGTCAGAAAGATATGTCTTTGTCATTGCATATGACAACATTTCCAATGAATTGAAAAAATATAAGTCATTTAAAAATAACTGATATTTTAGACTAAACATTCCGCCGGATATTGTGCTATTATCAAACCTAAAAACTTTATTGATACCAATTACTGCTGGCGGAACTTGAATGTAATTACTATTTTCTTCGTATGAAAATGTTACACTAGCTCCATCAATATTAGAACTTGCGGTTGTAGTTACAATTCCTTCAGTGCTACTACCACCTCTCGCTCTACCTCTATCTATATCATCTTGTGTTACTTTATACTTTAAGTATGTTTGAACTACACCATCAAAGTGTCTCTCATGAAATAACTGCAGGGCATCATCAACTAGATCATCTATTTGCTCATCGGCAACGTTGATTTCTAGTACTGGTGCTCCCAGTTGTCTCTTGCAATAGTTAATTAAATCTGCTCTACTTGCTGGTTGCGCCATTTATTCCACAAGTTTCCTAAGTGTATTTAGGGTGCTGCTGATACTGGGTTATATACATATATATTGCCATTGGCAAGAGGATAATAAGTTCCTCCTGCGGCAACAATTACATCATATACATATCTACCTTCGGTTAAACTTCTGGTAGATGTCGAATTAAGTGAAAGTTTTATTTTACCATCATAAGCACTAGTGAACCCAACGGTAAAGGATGTTGTAATTCCAAGTGTTGCTCCAACGGCAACGCTTTTGGACATTGCTGCTGATCCAGTGTATCCAGTAAGATCAAATGCTGAGTTTGACGTTGTATAAACGTTTAGATTTGCACTAAAATCTGAACCACCTTGAATTGTCAGATTTACTCCATATGGGACACCAGAGTCTGTATCAAAAGTGATATTTTTAGTTGCCATCTACTATTCCTATTAGTTTCATTGTTTCTTGCTGTTTATAGTATAGTTTGCAAAAAGATTTTGCAATATTCTTTAGTTCATCACGGTCATCACAACTATCTATCTGTGACGCCAATTTAGTGTAAGCAAATTGCTTTGTTAAATTGCTTAGTTCAATACTATCTGGATCCATTCAACAACTCCTTAAGTAACGATTTGATTTCATCAAGCTCACCTTTTACATTAGCAAGATCTTGCTCGATTGTTTGTACTTTTTGATTCTTTTCATTCTTAACACTTTTGGCAGAAAGATATTGAGAATAATCCAAACCATTTACATTAATAACTGCATTGGTTTCGGGATCTCTTGCGAGATCCTTATTTCCTTTTAATTCGTAAAAATCCATATTATGCTAAAGCAATTACTCTTAGATCCTTAACTCTTGGAACATAACACTGGTTCTTAGATGTTAGATTTAGTTTAATCCTATAAGTTTTAAATGAAGGCAAATCATCAATAGTGAATGTATATTCCCTATAATCTACAAGAGCAGAATCATGCACTAAAGTATTGGACTTTATTATAAATGCATCTGGTTGACCATTATTATTTTGTGGCAGAATCACCTGTCCTCTAGTATTAATATTAGAATACCCTGGGAATGGTGAGAAAATTGGTTCAGATCCAGGTGCGTTTCCTACTGCATAGAATGCTCTAATATCTGCATCAAGATTAATGTGAGCAGAAAGTATAATTTTAATAGAAGATGCAGAATTTTCTAGTACAATTTCCTTAGAAATATACTGACATGCTGTGGGATCCTCTTCAATACTATCTACTCTAGAATCTGTTGCGTAGTCTGTAATAACATCATTTACTCTATTAGATGTAAGTACAGCACTTACTCGCTGAGTATCAATAACGGGAGTAACTCTTGTATCAACAGTATTCAAGAACATTCTCATATTCATTGACTTGGAACCAGGCATCGTGGTTAAATTTGCATCCTCATTAACTTTAGATGCAATCATTCTTGGAGAATCAAAATAGTTCTTTTGATTGATAATAATATCACTAAATCCAGCATCTGAGAAAGGAACTTCTGCTCCACTAAAACTCTTAGATGTAGTAGTTCTAATTTCAGCACTAATGGTTGTTCCAGGAACCGTCATATTATGTACATTAGGAGTAATTAGTTCAAATGGCATGTTCTGGGTTGCTCTAATTGTTTTACCACCAGTCGATTTGGATTGACTGAGGAACAATTGAGGGAATCCAACATCAGTATTTCTAGCAGTACCAGTATTTCCGCTCATATCAAGTTTAATCTTATAGGAATCAAATGTAAATGGATCGGACTCTGTTACATCCGATAAAGAGTGTGTCTTATTAATACGATCAAGACTCACTCCAGACAATTCATATTTAAATACTGGAGTTCCTGCTGGATACGATTTTGGATTACGACCTCTTGTAATATTCCCACCAATAGTATTTCCAGTCACATTGGTATATGTGATTATTTCATCACCAATAAGCAGTAAACCTGAGTTAGTTGTTCCAACTCCAACATTTTCAAATGTAGCAAATGTTGCCCCAAGTCCAACCGTAAGACCTGATGTGGAGTCTGATGGATATGCTGCAGTGAGCGTTGTTGGTTTGATATCAGGTTTCACTCCAGAAAGTTTAACAGTATTTTCAGTAAAATACATTCCATGGTTTTGGTGGGCAATATTCATATGTAAACCATCGTTAATTGTAATAATGGATGCAATTTGAACATCTCCGCCCGGAGCACCTGGAAGATCATTATTTAATGTTTGAGCAACTCCAACGCTATTGAAGTATCTCATTGACTTACTTCCACCAACAACAAAATTACCTTGAACATTATCAAGAATAATTTCATTAGTATGACCAATACCGCTAACTGTAAGTTTTGCGTCTCTACCTATGGTGGCAATACCAATCGTAGAAATTCCAAGAACATCTCCAACTTGATATCCAGATCCACCAGCATCAATAGTTGCACCACTAGCAACTACACTTCCATTCAATATGCTTATATTGGCAGTTGCACCTCTACCACTACCAGTGATAGTAATCAGATTGACTCCTGAGAAAGTATAAGATCCATCAGCAGGAGTGTAACCAAGACCAGCATTCGATATAGACAGATTTCCTGTTACAGATCCAGCAGTACCAACTAAATCTCCTGTAGCATTAGTTCCATCTTGGAAGAATGTATTTCCAATTTCATATCCAGTATCTGCAACAGTTGTTCCAAGACCAACTCTAATTTTTTTAGATGTGATAGAAATAGGATCAGGAAGTAACTTGGCAATCTGAGCATTTCCTTGTGTCAGTTCTGGACTATAGAACTCAACACTGCCACTTTCAATAAAATCTGCTCTATACAGAGTGAACTTAAGATCTTCCCATTGACTTGGTTCCCAAGTAGTATTATTCTGGGACTTGAATAGGGAACCGAGATAAGGTTGATTGGAAATAAAGGTATCAGTTAGTAAATCATTTTCTCCAATTCTGGAAATATAAACAGTGTACTTAGTAGAGTTGGATGCTAAAGCAATTGCATATTCTTTACCACCTTCAACATAAACAGGTGATTTAAATTGAACGTTTGTAGCGATAGATCCATCAGAAGAAGTTTGAATGTCAGATGGGTCTAAAACAATCTCTGAACCTGGAAGAATTTTAGTGGTTGGGAGACCATTTTCCATAGATCTCAATTGGAAGACAACTGGGACATCCATGTCGTCAACTGTTCTAAAGAACACATCACAACTAGTTAAGAAACAACCAGTTTCGTCTTCAACTAAGAAGGATTGAGCAAGTGGATCATACCAAGTAATAATTGTTTGAGTCCTTTGTTGCGTGCTGATTACATTACTATTAACTACTTCAGTTCCAAGGGACTGTTCTACATTTCTTTCTTGGAATTCTCTTTTCTGTTCTATCCTTGCATTCCTAACTGAAAGGATATTTTCCTGGACAGTTTCTAAAGTACCAGTAGAAGTAAATGCCTCTTCTGCAATAGTGGATGCTAAATCCTGATTGTTATCAATATCATTTACAAGAGTAAACGTTTTTGTTCCAGTGTCAAATTTAGGGAAGTTAGGATTGTTTGGATTAGGAATAAAGAGACTGCCAATAATAGTAGAAGACAGATCAGAAATAAGTCTTACATCATCTAAAGTAGCTTGTGCTCCACTTGTTTCTCCAACAAACGTCATTCCTGTCTGGACATAACCAAAATAACTACCTTGGGGTTGTTCTGAAAGAGAAAGAGTGTCAACGTTTAAGATTGTTGAAGTTGAAGAATAAGCACCTGCAAGTGGACGACTAGTATAAGGACTTTCTCGGAAAGTTTTGGTTGGACTATCGTATGGACCTTCTCTATGATTTGCCTGAGCAACTCTAAAGGTAATTCTCGCGGAAGTTTCATTAGACTCTTCAGAAAGTCCTGTTCTTACAATTGTACCAACTACAGTCTCTCCAACTTGGAAGGTTCCACTAGTCATGGAAATTTCAAGAAGTTTGGGTACACAATACTTTGTAACGTCCACTCCATCGAAGAATGCATACAATCTTGTGATTGGTTTCATCTTCTTAGAAACGAATTCAACGTTTCTAGATCTCATATTTGCAATCAAATCTCTACTGATAGTTCTGTCTCCTAGAGAATTGGTATCAAATTGTTCAGTAACAATAGTTCTAGAACCATTTCTAGATTGAACACCACTTTGAACTCTACTTACAATAGTATCTTCAATGACCTGATCAGTAACGGTTCTGGTACTTCTACTTGTTCTAGATCTACCACCAGGACCCTGGCGATGAATAGTATCAGGACCATTATTAATGACTCTTCTCCTGGTGGAAGTTTCATCTGTAATGCCACCCCAGTTAGTTTCCCAAGAATCCCAAAGAATTGGACCAAATCCAGTCTGAGGGTCAATAGATCCTGCTTCAGCAAGTCTATCCAAGGTTTCATTATAATTACCTTCTTGTTGAATAGTTCTTGCTTCCAGACGAGATGTATCCACCCAACTATCAGTAGATGGAGTTAATTCCATAGTTCCATTCCAGAAACTAATAAGGAATGGTGTAACACTTTCAGTTCTAGTTGCAAATGCTTGAGTAATATACTCAACCTCAGCATAATCAAGTGTTAAGACATCATCACCTTTTCTTACATTATTACCTTCAATTGGAGCAATACTGGAATCTAGATTAGGATCTCTATCGACAACAGGACCAAGAATCATATCAACAGAATTGGTATAATGTCTTGGTCTAATTTCATTATATTTGACATCAATAGAGTTTTTAATATCAAAACTATCATCCTGAGTTTGGAATCCAGAGAAATTATCAATGAAGAAACCTGACTTAAATCTATTCAAACCTTCTGAATCAGGAACAAATAAATTTGCAGTTTCTTTTTCTAGTAAAGAGAGAGTGGTATAATATTCAAGACTTCTAATTCTATCTTCAAGTTTTTTGATATCTTGCATACGATATCTCTTATGCTGATTAAATGCTAGTTTCGCATCACTAATGTTAAAGAGATATGGCGGTAGTTCTACGCTACAAACTTCAATGGCATCATCAATAGGGTTTGGATTTACAGGATCATCTGAGGGAGTCCCGTAAACAACTTGGAATCTTCCATCTTTGGAAAGAAAAACTCTATCGATTCTTCCTTGATAGTAATCAATATCAGCAGTAATAGATTCGTCAGATGCTAGAATGTTTTGAACGGATTGTCCTGCACCATTAAATACTCTTCCAGCAAATTCTAAAGGAGATCTAGCATTTTCAACAACACTATATTCAGAAACCCTTGGTCTCAAATCAATAATATCACTATTTCTATATCCGTTAACTGTTTTAATTTCTGTAGAGTAATCGAAGTTTTTATATGACTCTACAGTCACAATATCTCC